CCCAAGACAAGTACTCTGAGAACACAAACATCTTTCGTCCAATGTAAGGCTTTAACCGCAAGCGGTGCCAAAGATGGCCAAGGGATACACTAAAACCAAGGATGCTATAAAGGCGACCGTCGATCACATCTTCAAGTGAATCTAATCTAGGCACGAACGATCGCGTTGTGCAAGCAGAACACAACATCATGATTTCATCACGATGTGGTTCTCCATTAATTCAGAGTGAGCCCAGGAAGTAGAGCCTATCTACACCTGGACCTGACGAACCACTCTTGTCAAGATTCAGTTTCATACCAAACGAATCGAAGATTTTGACAAAAGATACTACGTCTAGTTCAACCGTAGTTGCAATAACTAGATCATCCCCGTGGACTAGTATCTTGTGGATAGAACGAGATTGCTTAGTAGCATGTAGAGCGTATCATACCATGACTAAATTGGCAACGGATCCGATCAGGTTAGTGAAATAGGATCCAGATGGCAAACCTCGCTGCCTAGTAAAGCACCCTGTTAATGGATGGAACACTGATCCAAACAGTATATTATCTACAACACAGTCTCAAACCCTCTGCAGGAGCGGAGTTCGTGGAATGAGGGCACCGATAAAGTAGCAGGCTACTCGCAATAGCGCGGTGGGTATCGTTTGATCATACTTTGTATAATCAAAGGAATATGTGTGGTAGTTTTGCAGCTTCGAGACTTGTTCCGATATCTGCACTTGCGTTTTACCAATAAAGATAGAACTTTCGGTTTGTTGAGCCAATCAGTTTGTGATTGGATGACCGATCCATGTTTCAATCGCGGTCCACTGATAAGGTGGAGCGGTAAATATACGGAGAGTGGTTTCGCCGCCTTTCTTAAACTGAATCCGAGTGAAGATAGACCATAAGGATAAATCCCACCGAAGACGGAGATCTATAATGCTCTTGACATCGTCAATTAGGGCGACAATCTCCTTTACTAACAAGCGTTTCTTGATGTACAACGGATATCCTGAGGACGCCGACAGATTCATAACCGCAACAGTAGCTGCACCAGAAGGCAAAGGTTTGAACACGGGTACATCACGAGACGGGAAGGCAGAGGCAACAGCACTTTTCAAAGCTTGGCCGAGCAGGCTCGGGTTCAAGTGAACAGGTTTGAAAGTAGTGTACCTTTCAAGCGCCGATCGAAACACCTCTTTGATAAACGCTTCGTCATTTACTTTAGTTATCTCTCGTTTGAGAAGAGAACCACTGAGTACACCAACTTTAACACAAAGATTGGCGACTGGTTCGAATACACGAATGGGGATGATGTTAGACAAACGATCGCAGATGCGTTTGTCTGGTGCGAACACCCTCCCTTTTACAGAATCGATACTTCCTGTTTTGATCCTTTCGAATACAAAGTCAACTATTTTGTTTGCTGACGTTACTCCACAGGTAGAGGACGTTAGAGAGTCGTGCTCTTTTAAATCTTTTAAAATTTTAAAATTTTCTCGATAAG